AGATCGTCCGCGACAGCAAAGTCAAGGCATAAAGAAAGAGCAGCGGCCACATTTCCAAACACCGCTGCTCAAGCCCCAAAAACAAGGCGAGCCGGGAGCCTTACCCCGACCGCCTTGATTATATATCCGGTAAGGCAATAAATCAAGGAGGTTTTTACATGCCCAAGAAAAAAGACATGATTCAGCTGTCCACGCTTCCGGTATTCGAGTACAGGGGGCAGGTCGTAACCGACAGTCGAGACGTGGCGCAGATGATCGGCAAGCGGCATACCGAAGTTCTGCGCACGATCAAGACGATGTGCAGGCATTTTAGCGAACGCAATTTTGCGTCGGCTGAATTTTTCGTTCCGGCGACGTACATGGACGATCAGGGGAAGCCCCGCCCCTGCTACTACCTGACGCAGATGGGCTGCGAGATGGTGGCCAACAAGCAGACGGGCGCGGGCGGCACTCTGTTCACGGCGCAGTATGTGAAAGCGTTCCACGCGATGAAGGAGTTCATCATGGAGCGAAATTCCCCGATATGGCAGGACACCCGGACGCTGACGAAGGAAGTGCGCCGGCAGGAAACGGACGTGATCCGCGAGCTTGTGGACTATGCCCGCACGCAGGGCTCGCAGCACGCCGTGAAGTATTACACCTCCATTTCCAAGCTGGCGAACAAGGCAGCGGGGATCGACGACCGCGATCTCGCCCACGTCGGGCAGCTCACGGCCTTGATGCTCATCGAGCAGGTCATAGCCGACGAGATACGCGCCAGCATCGCGGCGCAGAAGCCGTACAAGGAAATTTACACGAGCGTGCAGCAGCGGCTGCTTGCCTTTGGAGCGATCACAGGAACATCCGCCCCGGCGCTGCCGCCGTTGAAGAAAAAGGCGCTATAAACGAGGCGGAGACGAGCGGGACGGGCGGGGTAAGGTAAGTATACTCCCCAACAACGCGAAATCAAATAATCCTCGCTGCGATAGAGAAAAAATACGAAAGACGCGAAACGGGAGGCGGTGATGCGTTCCGTTTCGCGGAAGAAAGGAACAAGAGCATGAATAACGATAGAGAAACGAAGATCGAGGAGATCGTGCGGATGCTGCGGAACATGGACATACGGGCGCTGCGGCGGGTGTATTTCTTCCTGCTGGGGATGATCTGACGGAAAGGAGAGCGGGACATGAAAAGCGATACGGCAACCATCGAGCGGGAAAAGACCATCAAGGAGATCGTTGGGATGCTGGCCAACACGGACGAGGAGGCTCTGCGGTTTATCCGGAGCTTTCTGCGGGCAGCACGGGAGCAGCACAAACGTGATAATAAACGCGGGTAATATTTCACAGAAATTTTTCGACCGGAGCGGGAAACTGCTCCGGTTTTGTTTTTTTCAAAGCTGAAACCGCCTGTCGTATCAATGGGTTTGACGA